TGGGGTAATTTATATAAAGCTTACATTGTGATAGATATAACTGGTGGTATGGGGGTAGCTACAGCTAGAAAATTACAAGAATTAGGTTATAGGGATTTATATGTTGAAGGAGCTAATACAGCTGATAAGTGGAAATACGACCCTAAATTATTAGAAAAAATACCTGGTTTAACTTTTAACAATAAAAGAGCACAAATTGTTTCCGCTTTTGAAGAAGCTTTAAGACATGGTTTTGTTGTGAAATCACATAGATTATTAAACGAACTTTATACCTTTGTTTTTGTTAACGGTAAACCAAACCACATGAAAGGAAAACATGATGATTTAATTATGGCATTAGCAATGGCTGTTTATGTTGGTGAAAGTTCGTTTTCACAATTAAAAAAATCAGACCAAATGACAAAAGCTATGTTAGATAGTTGGATAGACGTTACAGAAGATAGAAAAGAAACCCTAATAGATTTAAAACCAATACATAATTCACAAGCGTTAAACCCAACCGTAAGACCACATGTTACTAACGAACAAATGTATAGAGAGTATAATTGGTTATTTGGTGGAAGTAGAAGAAGATAGTGGTGTGGACTATTTATAATATAATTATTACTATTGTAACATGGCAGAAAATTTAACAATATTTCAAAAACTAGGTAGAATGTTTGGCCCAGACGGACCAAGACAGGAACAACCTTCTTATACACAGTATAAATTTAATAAGAAAGACTTATTAAAAACTACATCAAAAGCACAATTTGAAAAAGAGAAGTTAACAGCTCAACAAACCGTATACCTTTCAAATCAATGGCAAAAGATTGAAAATGAAATATATACACAGTCAGTTTATTATGAACCAACTAGGTTGGCTTCATATTATGATTATGAATCAATGGAGTTTACACCAGAAATTTCAGCTGCTTTAGATATATACGCTGAAGAATCTACAACACCATCTGAAAATGGTCATATGTTAACAATTTATTCAGAGTCCTCTAGAATTAAATCTATATTAATTGATTTATTTAACAACATATTAGATGTTAATACTAATTTACCTATGTGGATTAGAAATACATCAAAATACGGTGATAATTTTGTATACTTAAAAATAGACCCAGAAAAAGGTGTAATAGGGTGTAGACAATTACCTAATGTTGAAATAGAGAGAGTTGAAGCCGGTTCTTTCCCAACACCAATAGAAGGTACCGACACGGAAAAAGAAAGAAAGGTAAAGTTTATATGGAAAGAAAAGGCTATAGAACTTAATTCTTGGGAAGTAGCACATTTTAGATTATTAGGTGATGATAGAAGATTACCATATGGTACTTCTATGTTAGAGAAAGCAAGAAGGGTTTGGAAACAATTATTATTAGCGGAGGACGCTATGTTAGTTTACAGAACAGCTAGAGCACCTGAAAGAAGAATATTTAAAGTTTTTGTTGGTAACATGGACGATAAGGATGTCGAAGCTTACGTACAAAGAGTTGCTAATAAGTTTAAAAGAGACCCAATAGTTGACCCACAAAATGGTCAAGTAGACCTTAGATATAACCAAATGGCTGTTGACCAAGACTTTTTTATACCAGTTAGGGACCAGGGTGCACCCAGTCCAATAGAAACACTTCCAGGAGCAACTAACTTAAGTGAAATTGCAGATATAGAATATATACAAAAGAAACTATTAGCTTCACTAAGAATACCAAAAGCGTTTTTAGGTTTTGAAGAGGTTGTTGGTGAAGGAAAAAATTTAGCTTTATTAGATATTAGATTCGCTAGAACAATTAATAGAATTCAAAAATCTATAGTACAAGAATTAAATAAAATAGCTATAATACATTTATATGTTTTAGGTTTTGATGAAGAACTAGATAATTTTGCTTTAGGTTTAACTAACCCATCAACACAATCTGAATTATTAAAATTAGAAGCTTGGCAAACTAAAATTACTTTATATAAAGATGCTGTTAGTGACCCAGGTGGTGGTATATCACCAGTTTCAGCGACATGGGCTAAAAAACATGTTCTTGGTATGAGTGATGAAGAAATCAAGTTAGATTTACAACAACAAAGGTTTGAAAAAGCTATAGCTAAAGAATTAGAGGATACTGCTACAATTATTAAGAAAACAGGAGTATTTAACCAAATAGATAAGTTATATGGTGATATTGAAGGTACTGAAGCTGAAGCGGGTGATGAAGGAGGTTTACCTGGTGGTGAAGAAAGTTCCCCACCACCACCAATGGGTGGAGGAGCACCTCCAGGACCACCACCAGTAAGTGGTGGAGGTGCAGAACCAGCAGCTGAAGGTTTTAAAATTGAAAAAGATTTACCACTTATATTGGAAAATAAAGGTATTAATTTACCTAACCTAGAGGATATGGCTAATAAAACTAATCAAGAGATAGATAAACTTAATAAAGAAATAGACGATTTAGTTAAAGAATAGATATTTATTTAAAAAAGTATTTATGAAACCATTTAGTTATTATAAAAAAAATATAGACTCTATATTAGAAAATTCTTATTCAGACAAAAAATTATTTAAAGAAAACTTTCATGTTATAATGGGGGCATTAAAAATGTCAAAACCTTTTAGGGAGTTTTTTACGTTATATAATGAAATAGAACAAAAAAATTTTAAAAGTAAAAACGAATTAACTGAGTATATAAACGAATCGGTTTATTACCTAAGACCTAAAATTAATTCCCTTAAAAATGTTTGTACTATATTAGAAAAAGTATTTGATAAAAGAACTAACCTAATAAAAGAAACTAATAATAAAACATATAATAATTTAGATTATTTAATCTATAAAAAGGGTGTTAAAAATATTACTAATAGGTTAGAGGTTAAAAATAATTTAATAGAAAGTGTTTTAAATAGAAAAGAATATAGAAAATTAAGAACAAAACTAAACCCACAAACTTTAGCCTATACACTTTCAGAAAACTATAATAAAGAATTTTCAAAACTATCCAAAGACGATAAGAGTTTATTATCAGAAATAATGTCAATTAAAAAAGATAATTTATTTGAAGAAATTAACAAAGTTAAAGAAGTTGTACTAACTAGAATAAACTCTTTAGTAAAAGAAAGTAAAGAAGAAAATCTAAAAGCCAAACTAACCCAAACCAAAAATGTTGTTCTTACAATGAAGAAAGATAAACTATCTTTATTGAGGTTAAAACAACTACAAACAGATTTGAATTAATCACCTTAAATACCTATACTTTAGTAAAGAATATTAGGTATGAAAACAGGAAAAACAATCCCAATCAGAGTCCACCCAAAATTTAAAGCACATATAGGTACGGTGGATTCTAAAAATTTAAAATCAATATATGTACAATTCTCTAGTTGGGCAAAACCAATAAAAGAATATAATTGTTGGAACTGTGTTGTTAAAAATTTTAGAAAATTATTAAAAACCAGAATGACTAATTTAATAGATAATGAAAATTTTAGAACTAACATGATAGTAGATTTAGATTTAAGAAGCAGTGGTATATCCATTGGTAAAAAATCATTTATGAAATGTGAAATGACTTTTTTTACAAAAGCAAAATTAAATTTAAAAAATAAAGAAACTATAGCTTCGATAGAAAACAAAACTAAAAAATTAATCACTGAAGAACTAAAAGACAATGAATTTTTTTCATTTTCGTCAACAAAAAAAGAAAACTACTAATAACAGTAGTTTTTTTGTTTGTAGTAATATATTTATCTATAGAAATAAAAATTAAACAAAATATACAATTATGGGATTAAGTACAGGACATCAATATGTGAAGGGAGGATTAGGTAATACTGCAAAAGCAGACACACTATCAGGTGTTTCAGAAAATACGGCAAACATCTACAATTACAATAAGATAACTCTCCATTTAAATTTAGGGTCAACTAGAGTCCCAGAATTAGGTGGAAATAGTGGTGCTACAACAATGGTTCTTACTAAAACAGAATGTTCTTATAATGGTCAACCAACATGGGGGTACTCAGACGGAGCTTATACTATAAATGATGGTGATGAGGGTTGTGCATGTTGTGGTTATTCTCATCTGTTAAGATATGGTGGTGGAAAGTCTAGTCAAGGTAAATGGGAAGTAGTTTCTTGGAATACGATATTTGCTTTCACAACAGCTAATACCTTAAACTTTTTTGCAATACAAGGAAGTGGGTCAACTCAAACAGGTGGACTTGGTCCGATTAATAGTGGAGATGGCTTAATGAATAGTAATGGAGGTTGGATTAATATTACTGGTAATACAGGGGCAAATATCGGAGAAGGGTCTAAGTATAGTGCATTTAAAAGTGGAGGAACACAATATGCATATGGGGCTTTAACCGCAGTAACTGCATTTGGTACTTATTCCTAATAATAAATAAAAATGTTAAATAAGTTAAACCTCAGAACCCTGGGGTTTTTTTTATTCATTATTTTGTATTTATATATAAAACTATAATATGAAGATTTTAGGACCGAAAGAAATAGGACATGGAATATTAATCGAATATGACGCAGGAAGTGTCTCACCAAAACATAACTCAAAAGTTTTAAGAGAAATAGCGGACCCAAATTTTGACGGTGAAGTTGAAATGTATTGTATACTACAAAAGTATGGTGTACCAAATAGAAATGGTAGGGTTTATCCAGAACGTATTTTAAAAAGAGAAAATGAAAGATATCAAGATGTTATTAAACGAGGTGGTTCTATTTCAGAATTAAATCATCCAGAATCTTCCTTAATAGATTTAGAAAGAACTTCACATATTATTACCGAAACTTTTTGGGATGGAAATAGATTAATGGGTAAACTAAGAATGTTAACAAGTCCTGGTTATCACAAAGATGGTGTTGTATCTACAGTTGGTGATATAGCAGCTAATCTTTTACGTCAAGGAGTTACACTAGGTATTTCATCTAGAGGTGTAGGTTCACTTAAAGAAAGTGGTGGACACAATGAAGTACAAGATGATTTCGAATTAATATGTTTTGACCTAGTATCTTCACCATCAACACCAGGGTCTTACTTATTTAAAAATGCTGGTGATGCTGACAAATATGATGAAGTTTTAGAAAGTAAACAAGAACCAAATACACTGGACGATAAAGCGGATAAAGCTTTAAAGTTGATGTCTAAATTAAATAATTTTTTAGACAGATAAAAAAAACCACAATAACATGATTGCCAAAAGGAATTTTTTGGCTAGTCACGTATATTTATTATTAAAATAAACTTATGAGTGAGTCTATAATAGAAAAAGCGTTGCTCGAGGCTGAACAGTTGGAAGAAACTATGAAGTCTAATGCAAAAGAAATACTTTCTTCGACAATGAAGGAAGAAATTAGCGAACTAGTAAAAGAATCGTTATCTGAGGGAGACGATTACCTTAAGGAGCAGGAGGACACAGAACAAGAAGTAGAGATGGTCATGGATAACCCAATGGGGGACATGGGCATGGAACTTGACATTGAGGACGAGACTGATGATATCGATATGTTATCTGACGATTTGCCGCCTCTAGACCTAACCTCAGCATCTGACGAAGAAGTCTTAAAGGTATTCAAGGCTATGGGTAGTGAAGATGGAATAATCGTTCAACAGGACGATGAAGAAATTTCACTTACTGATGGTGATGATGAATACTTAATAAAATTGGAAGAAAACAAAAAATCTATGAAAAAAAGAAATTTAAAAGAGATGAAAAAGGATGAACCAATGTACGAAATCGAAATGGATGGGGAGGTTGATGAAATGGATGACGAACCTATGTACGAAATCGAATTGGATGAGATGAAACATGACCACATGGAAGGTGAACATGAAATGGATGAAATGAAACATGACCACATGGAAGGTTATGGTAAAAAACATCACATGGAAATGAAACATGACCATATGGAGGGTGCACACGATGAACCTATGTATGAAATCGAATTGGATGAAGATGACAGTGTACATCACCACGATGACAGATATGAAAAGAAACAAGGTTACAATAGTAGACTTGATGATACATTAGGAATGGAAGATGGTCCTGAGGCATCAATGACACAATCTTTCGCTGACAGAAGAGATGACAGTGAAGGAATGGAAAAAGCTATGGGTAAACCTAAATTCTCTAGTAATAGACAAAGTAATCAAGGTGAAATGGGGGAAGCGTCTAGAACTTATGGTTTTGGTGCTAAATCTGGTAGAGGTTTAAGAAAAGGATTTACCAATAATAGAAACCTAGACCTTAATGAGTCGGCAAGAACAAAAGGAAGAAAACTACAAGAAAACTACCACCGTCTTCAGGAGGAAGTAAGTAATCTTAAAGGTAAAAATGGTGAATATAGAAAAGCTTTAGTTTCATTTAAGAAAAAATTAAATGAAGTTGGGGTATTTAATTCTAATTTAGCATACGCTACAAGATTGTTCACTGAACACTCAACTACAAAACAAGAAAAGGTTAATATCCTTAGAAGATTTGATAATGTTAAATCATTAAAAGAATCTAAAGATTTGTACAGAGTGGTAAGAGAAGAACTTTCTCAGAATAAACCTTCTATTACTAGTAAGACTAAGAAAAGTATTTCCGAGTCAGTAGATAGAAAAATTAACTCTACAATAAAGAGTGGTTCAAATACAAAACTTATGGAAACAAAAGCCTATGAGAATCCACAATTTAGTAGAATTAAGGACTTAATGTCCAAACTATAATAAAATAAACGCTTAAAAAAATAAATTAAAAACATGGGAGCATTATTAGAATCAGGTATGGTTGGTAACATAGGGTTAAAACACCTTAAAGTTATCAAAGAAGATACCTTAAACAAATGGCAAAAGCTTGGATTCTTAGACGGTCTTAAAGGACACGCGAGAGAAAACATTGCCCAACTTTATGAAAACCAAGCAACAAATTTAATTAACGAAGCAACATCATCTGATGCATCAGGTTCTTTCGAAACTGTTGTATTCCCAATTATTAGAAGAGTATTCTCTAAATTATTGGCAAATGATATCGTTTCTGTACAAGCTATGAACTTACCAATTGGTAAATTGTTCTAC